ATCAATCCCCTCCGATTGGAGTTTACTGACTATTACTTCATTTTCAATCATAGTGTTTATTTAATTTGTTGCAAATATAATTAATTCTTTATTTAGTATAACTTTTTTATAGTTAAAGATTGTTATTAGTTTTAGAATGTCTATATTTATAAATCTTATACCTAATTTCAGTTATTGAATCTCCAGTCCTTTGTAGACTATCCTTAAACTCGTACATATCAAATATCGTTTTTAAAAACTCAATAAATTGCTGTATTACGAATATAGCATATCCTATTGGAATGAATATACACATAAATATAAATGCTAATACTTCTAATTTCCAATTTTTCTTTTCCATCTTAATTTACCCCTCCCTGATTTCTTACATTCTCTGCCGCACTTGCAGTAGTTTTTAAGTTAGCTTCAACCTTTGCCTTAGCTGCTGCATCTGCTGCAACCTTAGCCTTTAATTGCGCCTCTGCTGCCGTTTCACTTTTGAGTTCCTCCATTGTCTCAGGCGTATTAATAGTCAATATCCTGACAGCATTCTCAACAGATGTAATACCTGCACCAACAGCAACTGCAAGCATATTAACTGTTTCATCAACCGATGATGGCAATAGAGAATTATAATTGAAACTAATATCCAAATCCTTCATTCCTGTAAGTTCGGGGTATAGCTCAGTTGCCATATCTTTTACGATACTGATAATTCTTGAAATAAACTCATCGTGAATTTCACGTTTTTCTGCTACCTTAACAAAAGCCTGCAAGAATGTGAGTTTCATTGATTGAGTTGATAAGTTACCGTTTTTCATATCGGTCATTAACTTATTTAAGTCAGGCCATGTAAAGCGATAAATATCATTTTCGTTATTCTGCATTTCAAGTTTAATAGATTCAGGAGCTGATGTAACCTCTAAGTACTTCATGTCGGCATTGCTACCTGTTTTGGCATCGAATCCACTCGCTCCATCAATCTCGTATATTTTTACGGTTGCATTGTAGACTGGCTTTTTGGATAATTTACCATGAACTACTAATGCCGGATTACCGATACGGACATTTACGTCCGAGTGCATTGATCGAGAATAGTCTTGAAGAGATATAAGGTCTTTTACATATTCAAATTCCGATGCATCTTGTTCGAGATAAGCGAACAATAACTTTTTAGTCTGCATGGGGTTATCAATATGCTCAATGAAAGTAACTCCTTCATATCTATCAACGCCTAAGTCAGTCCATATCTCGGTAGTTGGAACATTCATTCTAAGTACTCCATCGACTATCTTATCACGTTTATATTCAATCGTAACAGCATCAATCTTGTTCGCATCATCACGATGTCTATAAATCTTATATCCATCTTTAAATGATAGCACCTTACCCCTTAAACTAACTCCATCATACATAAATTGAATTGCAGATCTTGTCTCAATTCCGCACATTCTTGTTGCTTTTTTAATCAGCGACATCATACGTAGGTCTTTGTTCCAAATATCGGTAAACTTAGCAAAAGCATCCTGAATGTTTTGGTCGTTGCGATTACCATTCAGCACTAAATCAATATCATTCCCATACAGAAAAGCCACCATGTTAGCGACTATTTGTTGTGGATATGGTAGAGCGAGTTTAGTTTGGCGAACTTTTACTGACTTCTTTTCAATCTTACCATCTGGGGCTTCAACATCCTCCATCACATAGTAGTCTTCCTTGTCTTGGTCTATATGTATCGGGTGATGATTTTCGTAGAAACGAATATCCCTCGCAATCTGACCATAGGTAATACGGTTACAGTTTTTGCGTAAAATGGTTAACTGCTCTGAAAAGGATAGAGTTTTTATTTGCTCTATATCTAAATGATCTGGGGATAATCCCAATGATAATCCTAATTCTCCATCCATTTTTATATTATTTATTATTAATTAGTTATGAGTTAATATATAAATTAACTATGCTTATTGTATATAATTTATTGGTAAAATTGTGGCTATATATTTATCTGATTTATCCCAATCTCAATGCTCTCCCAATTACTTCTACCGCTTTTAGACTCTACAACCTTATTATTAAATCCCATCTCGTCAGTAAATCTTCTTAGCATACTCAATGAATCGGGAGCATCATCTTTTTGTTTTTCTACTTTAGCTAAGTAAGTTAGCAATTGTTGTAATGCTCTATCGTATTGACTTCCCGGCTTTACGTCATTTCTAAATACACAATGATTCTTAATCCATGCACTATCAGTAAAGATACGAGTCTCTTTGTTTGATGTGGTAAACTGCCATGTAACATTTGTTTCTACCTCTTTTGAAATGCCTAAAGCAAATATACGTCCACCATTATTACTCTCAAATCGCATTAGATTGACGTTGTTTTCATTCAAATTCCCAATCAATAACGGTTCTGTAACCTCAACTGGTTGGTCTGTAAAAATCCAGTCGTAAATATAATACAAATCTCCGTATTTCTTTGTAAGAGGAGCAGATAAATAATCATGTCCTTCATCTGCAACGTCACATACGCCTAAATTTGAATCCATTGAATCAATCGGAAGTTTGCCATCATACCATTTTAAGTCATCATGGTCAAATAGTCTACCCTTAATATCAATTGGCTCTTGTTGATATTCTGCAAACCAAATTGGTTCGGCAATCTTATTTTTTACATCGAGATAGTGTTCAGTGCTTTGAACATCTTCGCAAAATGACTTATTCTTTTTAGTGAGAGCCGACACCTTAATAATGTTTTCTTTTTTATAATCGCCACGAGCTTCATTTATGCCGATAATATCATTTGTTCTCCAGCGAGTGCCCACATCAATTTGGCAGCATCCACGCTCAACACGTGAACCCCTTGCTGATTCTGACCATTCTATTGTCTTTTGATTTACGGACTCACTGAGGGCATCTGTGATACCTCTATAAAGGTCATCCGATATATCAAGCATGGATGCACCGATACCGATAATAGTTCCACCCGTACCGCCACCAAAATAACTACTTTGGGTTGCGGTTTCTAATGCCCATGTTTTTACTCCTTTGGAACGTAATCTAACACCAAATAACCCGTACCATTTATCAGCACCGACTATTTCTCTAACATCCTTACTAAGTTTTTCATATAGAGTAGATGTACATGTATTACGCATTACAGACTTATCGGGGAAGTGACCTAACATAAATGCGCAGAAAAGAGAGACAATATACGATTTTCCTGACCTCGGCGGGAGGCTAATTGCCACTCTTATAACTTCTTCGTTCTTATATGAATCGTATACACGTTGTAAAATTTCTGCTATGTCTTTTAGGAATGGTCGTCTTGAATAAAACTTAAAATCGTGGTATAGGCAATACTCCCAAAAATCACCACGCTTGATATTTCTCCTGCGAAGCTCTATCCTTGCAGCAGCCTTCATTTCGAGCGAATGTCTATCGAGTATTGTCTGTTTTTCCATTTATAGCAATTCTATTTCTTTCTTGACTTTATTCCAATACTCAATAAATTTATATTGCGTGCAAATTGATATAATTTCATTAACGCAAATTATAACAGCATCTTTTACACCTGAATAATCTATATCGAGTGATATGTGGTCAAATTTATTAACCAACTCTTGTGCTTTTTCTTTTGGTGTCATCCCTTGTCGTCTATAGGTTCTACTTCTTTGGAGGAGTCAACAATAGGGGCAGGTTCTTCAACCTTTGTCGTAGCCATCCCAACTAAACTCAGCGCATCAATCATCTCCTCTTCATTATCACCCTTAATCTTGAACCACTTTTTAAGTACCTCAATATCAGTACAAGCATACATTTCGCCGTATTGCTCATCTGCTTTTATAGTGTTAAAACTTTTAGGTTCTGCTAAATTGCGTGAACCGTTTTTCTTGTCTGAATAGAATTTAACTGTTGTTGGTTTAAATCCTTTTTGTTTTGCAAGTTTTGCAAGTGATAGTGATATATCCATTTTATTTAGTGTTAATTGTATAATCCATTCTTGAATATCCTCCGCTTGCGTTGACCGATGATACTTGTTTTTGTGAGTCAATTCCGCTTAATGCAGATAAGCATTTACCATATCTATATTCGATACTACTTCCATTTTTTACGCAGAAATAGCCCCACTCACCAGTTCTTGATAGAACTTCGTCTAATAATTCTTTTACTGTATAATCCTTGTCAAGGATAACCTCGTATCCTGACATACAATCCCCTCTTGTCGGTGCATTTTGTCTTAGTTTGAGCATAATTTTTACTTCTTTTTACTTTGTTTCACCTCTTGATAATCCACCTCAACCCCTGCCATTTCAGCAAGTTCTTTATCTGTATATTTCGATAACCCTGAGTCGCTGATCTCTTTTGGTGCGGGTTGAGCATACTGCATGATATTTATTATCTTATCCACTATTGCCATTTTGTCCGCAATCTCAAATTTCACTCCGAATTTACCGAACTCAATTTTTTTAGCGGAAAGGCGCATTGCCTCGCTCCACTCTCCAGTTTTTTTTAACTCAGACATATCCTCGTTAAAATAGTCTGCAAGGGATACGTTGAACATATCGGCTAATCCGGTAACTACCGATTCCTTCGTTAAATTACGATAGGTAATCCGCTCTCTCTCTAATTGATTTACACGAGCTATAACATCGTTATTCTCTAATAGTAATAATGCCATGTTGTTAGCATCATCCGCATTAAGAGTAACTCCAAAAGCAGCGTTGTAGCTTTTTTCGATGCCATCACGAGAAACAATCATGCGACAGAATTGTTCACGAGAATCGTCGAGCATAACAGACTTTCGAGCAGGTTGTGTAATTCTCAATATTCCAAGTTCAGGAGTTTCTTCTGGCATATCTATAATTTTATTGTGCAAATATATACATTATTTTTTAATTTACTCTATAATTGCATTTTTAGTTCATTTTGGTAAGCGTTATGAGCTTCTAATTCTGTTGGAAAACGACCAAGATATTTACGTTTTCTATTTGTAGTTATGTAGGATTCCCAATTTCCATCTCTTTTAAAGAAGCTAACGCCAGTAAATTCTGAAGAGTATTTTTCTTTGTTCTTCTTGAAGCATATAGAATTATTTTCTCTCGATGTTACAACATGTAGATTCGATAATCTGTTATTGGTTTTATCCCCATCTATATGGTCGATTACTAATGTGTTTCCGTTTATTGTATGACCTAAAAATGCTATGGCAACTAACTGATGAACTGACATAGTTCTTGCCGTTCCATTCTTTTTTATACTAAATATCCTATACCCAGACCTATTTGCAGACTTTAGAATACGGCTATTTACCTTTCTCATACAAAATCCATTAAGAGCCAATCTATCAACGCTCCTTACTCTTCCTAAATTGCTGACTTGGTAATAACCCTCATATTCAGGCACATCCTTCCAAATCTCTATTTCTTCCATAATAAAAAAAATAGTCCCAAATTTCAGTAGGAAATTGCTGCTTCCTGACTTACTCTAAGGGACTTATAAATTAGTTTTACATGCAGCAACATGTATCTACAAATATGGTTATTATTTTTATTCTTCGTAAACTAATTAACAATTATTTAAGTAATTCGGAGTATGCCGAGTTCTGGTTCTTCGCTCATAATAATTCAAAATAATGAGCAACAATAAATCCGTCATGTATTTGACATGTGCCAAGATACATTCTATTTGAATCAGCCATATCGCTACCCGTCATACATATTTCTATGTTTTTTACAACAGGCTCGTTATTAGGCTCTACAAGATACCATAAGCATACAGTTCCGAGCTGTTGCTGAATGCATAAAAATTCTGAATATGCAGGAACTTCTATTTGCTGAATAGCATCTTTATAATCTAATTTATATTTCCATATCTGTTTCATAGTTCTGATATTAAACATCCATTTGTTAATATACAGTCAATCTCTTCCTTAAACTGCTCTAAACTTCTTATCTCGCAAAATGCCCCACCTTGTTTTACCAATGCAGCACCAACTTCCAATTGCTCTTTTGATAATTTATCTTTATCTACCTTGAAATCAAACATATATAATCTACCAGCGTAATAAAATTCATAGTCTAACACCCCTTTAACTAATCCTACAGCCTTCAAAGTCGACATGATTCTTAGTTTTACGTTTAACGGTATCACTCTCTCTAATATCAAAGGTAATCCATTAAAGTTTGCATGGAATAATCCTCGTAGTTCTGGGTGTTCATTATGGAGAAAAAGGTGCGATTGTGATTGAAGCTTTTCGTGACTTGCTGCCATGGTGATTAGTTTTTGGTATATACTTTATTTATTTCTTTAAACACATACTCAACAAGATAAGCATATTGTTCGTTTCCATCACAATAATTTTGGCTCGACATTCCGAGTGATTCAAATATATAATCTGCAATATGAACCGATTCATGGACTACAGATGAAACATCGCATGGATTTAAAAGAAAAACTATAATGCCAATATCATTTTTTGAGCTTATAGCTTCAATCACAGATGCTCTTACATTGTCAAAATAATTAGATTTATATCCATCATGTATTAACTTAAACGTTCCATCAGTTCTTTTAGTTTTAAACTTTAGTCCTTTTATAAAACACTCGATGCATTCAACTCCTCTTAAATCTACTACCCATATTTTACGTGGATAGATTTGAATGTCGATTTCGTGGATGCGCTTAGTGGTCATCTCTGTGCTTTTCGCTTATATCATAACCGAGACAATAACCTGAATAAAATATGATAGCCGACAAGACTATTGTACCGACTATTGTAATTACTGAAATTGGAATTATCATTTTATTGATTTTTTGTAACAGTATCCAGTATCATCCGACTACTGCTTTTAAGTTTAACACCTGTCTTTCGCTTTCTGTTGCCAAGTTGCGAAATGTCAACTCCGAGTCTTACTCAGCTCCTAATTTCTGACTTAGGTTGGACTTATTTACTGAGCTTCCTGTCAGGATCGAACTGACGACAATATCATTACAAATGATAGGCTCTACCTGCTGAGCTAAAGAAGCGGTTTAAATAGGCAGCACCGTCCTATTAATGTATGGTTTTAGGTTTTATTTATTCGCAGCGACCATCTTTACCTTTAACGCCGATAGTGTTTATCGTTGCAAAGTAAATCAATTAATTTGTAATTGCCAAATCTTTAATCGCCATAGTATTATACAACTCTTTAAATTGCTTAGTATTCAATTTTGTCGGCAATGATTTGAGATAATTTTCTAATTGAGCCTGTAACGCATCTTTAGCAAATTCTAATGCAAGAAATGCTTCGCAAAATGTTTTATCCATTGGCGTCTCAAAAGAAGTTTTATTTTTCGAGCCATCATTGGTTACTGATATTTTTAGTTCTATGTCTATTAGCATAATCAATAAAACTTAGAAGATGATACTTCGATGCGCTTTTCTTTTATCAAACAAACTACATCTCCTTTTTCAAATCCAACTGAAATGTCTTTTTCTGTTTCAGTACCATAAATATGACCCACCAATTTTCCTAATGTTTTATTCCTTTTAGAATTTGCAACATAATAATCAAGTTTTCCATCTTGATAAATAAAGAATTTTTTCATTTTACTATTCACTTAACCAATAGTGAGAGGTTTTAATTATTATTTATACAAAGATAATATGTTCAACCCAATTAAACTCATATTTATTTATGTTATACAACAGGTTTTTACTTTGGTCAAAAATTGGTCGGATATTTTTTGAGATTTAGGGGTGAAGGGAAAAAGATTTTACGTTTTTGACCCCGAATTTTTAAGCGGCATAGCGCATATTAACATTGTTAATAAATACCCTAAGCACCCCTCCCTTCCAAATCTTTATTTTAACAATCTTTAACTATAATATATGCAATAATGTTTGGTCAATCGAAATGATATGTGTATCTTTACATCAACAAAGAAACAAACTAACATGTTGATCAACAAAAAGTTTAACATATTAAATTGAATCTTTTAACACAAATACTTTTCATATATCAATTCAATATATTATCTTTGTGTCATACTAATCAACTAAAACAAACGCCTTATGAAACTCTTTACAACTAAACAACTTACCGGACTTATAGCAGTAGCAGTAGTATTGATCACTGTAGTAGCATTGCTTGTAACAGGTAACTTTGCTTATCTAAACTAATACCGGGTGCAGCCTATTAGATTAGGCGCATTCACAATAACAAAGTTCTTTGACATGATGAACATAGGTTGCGAAAGGAAGCAACTAAAGAACATAGGTGACCGCTTCAGTGAAATGCTGTTATAGGTCAATTAAAAACATAGGGTGACAACCTTCAGTGCAATGCTGTTAACCGTACAACATAGTGTTGTTTACTTCGGTGAAATGCCGTAATAGAACAAAGTAAGAGATAGGCGGTTGGTTCTGCCTATCTATACGATGCTCAATGTTGAGCAACTAACAACTATTATTATGATTCACATAACAGACATTAAGCCCGACACACGTATACAGCTACAATGCGGTATAGTGATGTCAATTGATGCAATGGAGCACATAGGAAGCAGGACATTTGTTCTGTGCACTATGGATAACGGTACTGAAGAGGGTCATAGGATTGATATTAATGACTCTGTATTATTCTTTAATGAAAATAAATCTATATTATTATGACAAAAGATCAATTATATGTGCACACCGCTATTAATGGCAGGAGTAACTCTGTTACAAATCCAATTGAAAAGGAAGTATTAAGGAGCACCGTTGAAAAATGGGACACAGGAAAGAACATGTATCCTTATAAAGTTTGGGTGTTATACGGAACAAATAAAGACCAGTTATGACCCTCGAAAAGCTTATCTTTATATCGATAGAATTATTTATTATAGCATACTTCATCAAGTGTGCAGTTGTTAAAATTAAAAAGTTTATTAAATATTTTAAAGAAGACTAATATTATGAAAACAGTTAAATTCCTTGCACCAAATCAATGTTATTTTTTCAGTGATAACAAAATTGTATTCCAGTCTTACGATACAATTGTTTGTACTATTGAAAATGGGAAAGTACAAATCACTGAAGGACAACCGCAAAGTAATACGACCGCAAAATGGTTAAACAGATTTTTGGAGTTACACGTTGGTATTAACAATTATAAAAATATAGACAAATGAAAGCAATTAACGGATTATCAAAAGTGTTTTTCGGAGTAAGAAAATCAGATAACGAACGTATTTATTTATCAAAACCATCATGGGATTGTTCGTGGTATTGGGGATTCGGCTATTTAGGAAATAGAAATGAACATTATCATTTATCAGGATACGCAAACGGTAAAAACGTGTACGATGCTTTGTTGGCTGATTATGATTTAAACGAAAAGATAAAAGAAAATTTGTGGGTTTTTGTTGAGTTGGTTACAACTGCATACACGCTAAAAGAAACGGCTGAGGTGCTTGGCAGGGGTGGGAGTCATTACACTACTAACCCCTGTAAATCTATTATAATTAACGAGGTAGAAACTAAACGTATTAACGAAGATGTACTACCTGCTATCTTTAACGAAATAGGTAGAATTATTGAATAGAACTTTAACCCGTCGAAATTCACCGTACATGAGTGAACAACAAATCAATCGAATTGGTTAAAGCATTACTTTAAATCTTGTATTTTAATGGACTGAAATACAGTAACAAACAACAAACTAAAAAAATCCGTTCAAAGCGGAAAAAATCATGAAAACGAATGAAAATGTAACAATCGAAATAACGGGGAATAAATTAACAGTAAAGCAATTATGTTTTCCGACCTACACGTTTGAAGTAAAAGAAAAAGCACCCGCAGGATATCACATTTGGAATATAGGGCACAATATGCCGGCTGAATACACCCCGTATTGTAAGTATTTACATGACTTAAATATAGATCCTACAAGTTTAGTAGCTGTACTAAAATAAATAAAATGACATCTAATCAATTATTTGTACACACTGCTATTAATGGCAGGCAGAATGCTATTGTAGACCGCGACGAAAAAGAAATACTAAATCTAACTGTCGCTAAATGGGACAAAGGAAAGAATATGTATCCGTATAAGGTCTGGGTGCTTTATGGTACGCACAAAGATTCTATTTAATATAATCACACAACTTTAAATTAAACCCTCTTAAAACGCTTTAAAATCAATATAGACAAAATCTATAACATCCAAACAATTATGGAAACAAACTATATTCAAGTAGGCTGCTATGTCTACATATTTGACACAAACAGGATTATTAAGGGTCAACAATGGCCTGTATTGATGAAATTCAATTTAAACTAAAAATAAAAGCCGACAATATGAAAACGAATAAGATATTTTCCCAAACCCAGTACGATATTGCCCGACTTCAAAATGAAAGAATACAATACCAAAACAATAAAACAAATTGGGTTGACTTTGATACATTCGGAATGGATATTAATTTTGTAGGTAAGACTGGAGTTATTGCAACTAAGCATGTAAATGACTGGAAAAGTTATACGTATAAAGATTTATGTAAGAAATTTGATGAAATAGATGTTGATTCCTCTAAAATGTACTTTGATTCATAGACCTTTATCCATTTATTTTGATTATCTTTGTATCAAATTACTGTCTCACATAGTAATTAACCCTTTAAAAGCCCTTTTTGATTTAATTCGCAGTGAGACACGGATTATTTTGATTAGGGCTTAATTTATATATTCTTATGAAAAAACAAAAAATACAAGAAAATTGGCGTACTATCCCAGATTACAATGGTTATTTGTTAAGTGATTTAGGACGTGTTAGGACAATAGAAGGCGTATTTATAGAGACTTATAACGGGTTTGTCATGCTCGAATTAGAACAGTACTCAATTGCTGATTTAGTACAAAAAACATTCGTAAAAGAAAAGCCAGCAAATGCTGGTCATAACGATATTTTAAACGGCTCATTTACGCTACGTTTCAAACATTATGTACTAACACCAACCTCAACACCTGATTTGTCTTCTGATGGTCTTAAAATGTGGTTTACTGACTATGGATTTGTGTGCGTCGCGCCTCAAAGAAGTTTTCCGGTTGGTAATTGTAGATTTATATTCCCTTATGCAGTAACAGGGGATAGGGCGTATTTGTGCCCATTTGAGGAAATAACGGAAGGATCATATAGAATGCCTCGTAATTCGGGGACTGTTCAAATTTCGACCAACAAACGACCTGTACCGCTTCGGCAGGCAATAGCAATTATTTACAAAGAGTTCAATAAAGCGGTTAAGGATCATTCTCGTATTACTCCCGATACTAAATTACTAAAAAGCTATGCTTCTAACGCTGTTTTAAGTACTATAGGGAGATTAACTCCCGTATGTACTCACAATGATACTGTTTATATTATTTATGTCGATTACAAAAGCCTACGTGCTGAATACAGGGAATTAATTTCAAAGCAGGACGTTTTTAAAATATATGAGTTCGTTTCCGTACAGTCAAATTTACTGTGGGAAAAATCATTTGGCTTTACCAAGGAATCATTCTTAAAATTGGTAGAAACTGCTGATAAATAATATGTTATCTAATAATACCAAATAGGAAATAAAAATAAAAAATGAGAAGTGCTTATATATTAAATACTTATCTACATTTAACTACATATACTATATTTTCGACACATAAAAATCAAACTTCTACACTTTTTATAGTTTTATTTTTATTTTTCAGCCCTATTTTATTACAACATTTTGCCTCTCTTATCTTTTATTAACTCTACTCTTTAATTACTATCTAATATAATAAATAATATAAATTTTATATAGTATATATATTTATAGTATATATTATTATTTATAGTTAAGTATTTGATTTAGAGTATAGTTAATAAATATAGAATGCAGTTACTATAATGTAATTTAACTTATTTTAAGGATAGTTGTTAATGAAATATAATTATTCCACTAACTATCAAATTACCAAATCATTACAACTAAAATCTAAAGTATAATAAAAGCTAACTAATTGATATTCATCAATGTTAATTGAATTAACCTTTAAGTGCCGTATATTGCCAATAACCAACTAACTTGATCAATCTTACATTCATTTGATTATCCTTACTAAATCATACTTGAATAACAAATATCATTAATCAAGTATATTAATAAGTGTTTACGGGATTTACTCTGAAATCTTTAAAATACATTAAATCGTAATAGGTAAGAATAATCAAAACAACTATATCTATAATCAAGTTTTGCCATATAACTAATCAAGTTTATTTAAGTATAATCAAAATAACTTGATTGTTTTAATTATTATTAACTTGAATGGTCTTTATCAATAATCAAATAAGCATTATCTTTGCCATTATTAATTTAAAAACGTAACAAAATGAGTAACGAAACAAATCATGGCGGTAAAAGGGAAGGTGCAGGACAAAAGCCAAAAGAACCACGCAAAACACTGCATAGAAATATACCTATAAGTCAGTATGATAGAATGGCAGAATCAATCGATGCCTTCTTAGAAAAATATCGAAAAAAGGAAATTGAAAACAGAGAGGCTATACATCCTGCCAGAAAAAAGAATTACGATCAGGAAATGCTTAAAAAAATAATGGATGATGGTTGGTCAGTAAAAACATCTACAACGTCCTATTTCGCCTCTAAAAGTGCGGATGAGATTGTACAAGGGGAGACTATTTGTGATTTGTTTGAAGCGATATATGGGGCAAGGGAATATAACAAGTATTTGAAACAAATTAAAAGGCACTAAAATGAGATACGAAAACGACAGAGCAGATTATGAGTTTATGACCAAACTAAGAGCCTTAGAAGCTCAAAGATGGAAGGATCTGGAGGTGGCACACGCCAAGCGATTAGAGGATGAAAGGTTAGCCAAGATAGAAGATGAAAAATTGAGACTATCAGAAATTTTCGAACAAGAGAAAGCAGCACTTTTGGAAATTGCCGAACAGGAAATGAAAAGAGCAACAGAAGCTAAAATAAAGCTTGAGCTCGAAAAGGAGGAACGCAGGGTTTACGCAGAGAGAATGATAAAAATTGAGAGAGAAGCAGCGGAGAAAAAGATAAAAGATATGACCGATAAAATGACTAACGATGGCTATATTATAAGTAGGAATGATCTTAGAAGTATAACGTCTATTTATTACGCTACTAAAGATGGAATTACAATACATGCAACTCCACTTTGTTGCTTATTTGAAAAGATTTATGGAACGAGTTATTAAAATCGAGTTATTAAACTTAAAAAGAAAGAGAGGCTTTTATCAAATACATGGGTTCAAAAAACAGGATAGCAAAATACATCCTGCCTATAATTTTAGAGAACAGAAAAGAAGGACAGTGGTATGTAGAGCCGTTTTGCGGTGGTTGTAATACGTTGGATAAAGTAACAGATAATCGGGTAGGCTGTGATAGTAACTTAAACGTGATCAATGCTATGATAGCTATCAGGGACTGTATTTGTGATTTACCACAAGACAATAAACAATTTACCGAAGAAGACTATAAAAATTTAAGGTCTGGCGATTATAAATATAAAGGTTATGCGGGCTTTGCATTCAGTTATGGCGGTAAATGGATGGGTGGATGGTGTAGGGATGGATTAGATAGCCGTGATTATGTGGCTGAATCGTACAGAAACGCACTAAATCAGTCTCCATTATTACAAGGTGTACAATTAGTCCACAAATCATATTTAGACCTTAAATTCAAGCAAAACTGTATCATTTATTGTGATCCTCCATATTTTGGCAGTACCGGATACAAAGACAAATTTAACCATACCGAATTTTGGGACTGGTGTAGACAAATGAAAGCCGAAGGACATACCATATTTATAAGTGAATATAATGCACCTGACGACTTTAAATGTGTTTGGCAAAAAGAGCAGGTTAGCTCACTGACCAAAGACACAGGGAGTAAAAGAGCGATAGAAAAATTATTTACTATTTAAACCAATAAAATTTAGTATTATGATACCAGAAATTATTAAACAATGGGAAGAAAACAAGCATAAGCTTGAAGAGTATTTCAGAACCACAAAGCAAGAAGAGTATTCTAATTATAAGGATATTGTAAAAGCGTTATTTTATTGTTGCATCGGAGAATTTAATGTCGATAAAATGACCGTTATCGATGATGGAGATTATCAAGGAACGCAAATTTTTATTATCCCAAAAGGTTGCTACCAACCATCAGTAGATGACTATATCGTTACGGATACTTATTACGGGTCGTGTTCAGGTTGCGACACTTTGCAGGCTATATGCTCTTATGAATACGAAGAACTACCTTCAGAGTCACAAGTCAAAGATTATATGACTTTGGCACTACATTTAGTTCAAAGATTACACCGGCTTTCCATACCTTAACCACCATGAACAACATCCGACAACCATACGCCGAGAGAAATCATAAACAGTATACAGAAGGCGTACACAGATTTAATTTAGATTGGATAGTTTATATCCCCAAGCAATTAAAAGGGCACACAACTCCTTGTATCGTTGCGGATAGGAAGTTTAAAGATAAGGGAGCAGCAGATATTTATTATAAATCAATTAAAAATGCAAATCCAACTAACAGACAAATCTAATTTTTATCAGTATGTCGATAGTGACGTACTTAACCAATTAATAATAGCAATATGAAAAAGACTATTGAAATTACGACAACAAGAAAAAAGGAAGTTGAAATTATATTCCCGTTATATACAAAAACGAATTGCCATTCTTTTTACTTTAAGAGCGAAAAAGAGCTTATATGTGTTACGCTGTCTACGCTTGGAAATAATATAGAATTGTTTTCAAATCCATTTGATTATATAGAATGGGCTAATGAAAGAAAGTCAAATCGCAAACAATTCATTAGAGCCTATAATTCAGCATTAAAATCAATCAATAAAATAATAGAACCATGAAAACACTAATCACTACGCTAATAATCTTAGCGTTATTATCAATCTTATTTTTCTTAATCAGAATCTATTTTAGCAAAGAGGTTGAAGAACCTGAAGAACAAATCAATTTCGAGTTTATCAAACCTGTATCATTAGCCGGAAGTATACGAGTATTTAGTCTATACGGTAATCATTTAGCCGACATTAGTTGCGATGGGTCTATTGTGTATATTAGCAGCAAATCTATCGGTCAACAGGCTGAGATTAGGTATATAATGGATAATTATAAAACGGTTTATAAACAGTTAGCACAATGAACAAACAATGATTTATGGCAATGAGTTTGCCTTTTGGATTAAAAGTAAAATGCGATAATTTAATATGCGGTTTAGTGTCTGTAAAGGTGTTAAATGACATGGTAGAAATTACATATCCAGAAAACCCAAGCATGCCATTTTCAAGACACAAAAACGTATATAAACCCATTCTTCACCCACTTTCCGACCTCACAAAACCGATTGAGCATAATGGTGAAAAGTTTGTACCGATGGTTGAATTAGGCAGAATATTTAAACTAAATGTTGCTGAGTATTGTGTTATAGAACAAAATATTAAATATAAAGAATTTGCACCCGATAACTTTAGATTTAGTGTAGTTATGCAGCTCATAGAATGGCATTTTGACATTGCATTTTTAATCGAAAAAGGAGAAGCGATTGACGTAAACACATTAAAAACAAACCCATACTTATGACACAACTATCGTTAAAAGAAGCAAAAAGACTCTCTATTATTAAATGGGAAGCACATGTAAAGGCGGGAGGATATGAGCCAAATCTGCCAAAAGAGTTAGCCCCATTAGCGGCTAGTTGCGGATTCTGCGAAAGGTGGAATAATATATGTAGCGGATGTGAATTTGGAAAATTAGCTGGTCGTTGTGCCAGTTGGGATAAGAGCGACTTGTTTTCGATATGGTACAATAAACCAAACATCGAAAACGCCCAATCCATTCTAAACATCATTAAATCTATACCCGATGAATAACGGAAAATTAGTATACATAGAAGGCTCAAAAGAAACCGTTCTCAAAAACGACGCTCCATTTGCCTTATTGCAAAGTATGAGATCAGAAATGATAAGAAAAGGATATGATAAATTAAAACTAAAAATTAGATATAAATGAAAATATTTAAGCCAGATTATAGATTTACAGTTCGTTGATTTATAGAAATTGCAGCAACGTTAGTGTCTATGTTGACAATGGGTATAATTAGACCGAGATGGTTATTTACTTATACTAAGAATAAAATGATCTTTAAATAAGTGTATTAAACAATCACTTTAAATAACAACACATAACTAATTGATTATGAACAAACAGCAAAAATTAGATAGACTGAAAAATGATGGATGGATAGTCACTGGATTTCCATTTAGAACCAAGCGTTTCGAAGCTCTAAAAAGAGGAGTAGAGATTAAAACTAAAAATATTTATAATTTACATAAACAAATATTTGGATATTAATATGCTAGAAATTTTAAAATTTTCAGTTTCTGGGTTCTGGATTTTTATTGGATGTTATTCAATTATTTCCTTATTCCTTTATTTCGTAATAAATGGAATACTTAGATTAGTATCCAGAACTTACAGGTTTTTCATTATTATGAAGTATGGTTATCCTCCTGAGCATTGCGATGCAGATGGAGACTTAAAAGTTAAGTCATGAAATTACGAGTTATCAAAACGCATTAGCGAATATATAATAGTTAAACATTCTATTTTATGTTATTAAACATGCATAGAGATTATTAATCAATTAAATTAAAGTATTATCTTTGTAAACACTAAAAATTAAACCAAGTGAAACTATTAAAAAATTCCACGTATCAAAATTTATTGAATGAAAATTCTGTATTATGCTCAGCCAATGCCAATTTAAAAAGTAATTTGGACATTATGTCGGATAAAGCCGTCAGACTAGAAAGAAAATTAATCAAAGTAGAAAAAGATTCTAAGATTTTAACAGAAGGAATAGTTAGAATTGAACAGGAGAAGTCGGAAATTAGAAAGATGTATGCGAACGAACTGCTAAAAAGAGAGCATGTAATATCAGACTTAGAAAAAGAACGCCTTTATGTCAATTTAACGAGAGATAAGAAAGGGGTGCTGCATTCGATTGTAAAGAAGGAAAAGGCAGTCAAAAAGCCAGTAATTGTTTTATCCGCAAAAGAGTTTGCTGAAAAGTATTTAGGAAAGCGGACTAAAACAGATATTGGAACAGGTAAAATTTGTGGCTACGATCCAACTGATTCTTCTATTTTGGTTGGGTTTGATGACAGTTTAAAAGGGCATGGTGGGTCAGCTTCTAATGGTGTTAAACTAAAAGAATATCCATCTTACTATTGGCAACATAAAGACTTAATTAAATTAGCAAATTAACCATGCCAAACTATTACGACAAGCACACCGCTACCGGATCGAGTCGCATTCAAAAAGTCAATCTCTCTATACAGGGAGAGATTGATTTAGAAGAAATACATAAAACGGATGTCGGAAAAATTCCGATACGAATAGATAAAAACACAATTAAATTAGTTAAAAATGGAAAATGAAATGAATTTAAGAGATCGAGTAATTAAAATGATCATGGATAGCCTTGGAGATGCACCAAAAACTGCTTACCAAATTAACAAAAAAACAGGGATCAACCTTACAACGGCTGCCCAGATAATTAACGGGAATTTTAATCCCACGTTTAATACACTTTTAGAAATGGAAAAGAAATATAGTGTAAAATAGTTACTATATGAAATAATTGTTGTATCTTTGCAACATTATTTTATTAAACTATTTATATTATGAGGACAAGAAATTTAAAAGGCGGAGTATTATGGCAAAGATGGAAATTTATACCAGATTATGAAGGGTATTATCGGTGTAGTTCTTTAGGCAGGGTTAGGAGCGTTGGCCGAGTAATTATAAGGTCGAATGGAGCTTCGCAAATAATACATGATCGAATTCTAAGCGGATGGGTGTCGACTGGTTATCCGATGGTTACTTTATGTATTGGAGGCACCCATAAGGCAATGCACATTCATCAATTAGTATCTATAACATTTTTGGGACATAAGCAATGCAAGTTTGATTTTATCGTTGATCACAAAGACGGAAACAAGAAAAAGAACTACTTGTCGAATTTGCAGATTGTAACCAGTAGGGAAAATACTTCTGTTTGTTTTATTTCGGGAAGGGAAAACTATATGTCTCAATTCGTTGGTGTAACATGGGACAAAAGTAGAGATAAATGGATGGCTCATATTAGAATAGGAAAATCAAGGAAAACAATTGGTAGATTCCTTACCGAAATAGAAGCCTCTAACGCATATCAAAATGAACTTTTAAAAATAAAATAATGTCCTCATCTGTAAAATGGAAGCAAGAGCATCCTGTATAAGCAAAGATAAATCAAAAGAAGTACAACGATAAGCATTGGGGTAAAAAATCGAATGGTGAGGCTAATATAGAGTCAATAGTGGATAATTTACTATCTGGTAATATGTCAGTATTGGATGTAGAAGTGGCTTATGGTAAAATCAATAATTTAATAATCAAATCAATAATTTAATAATCAAATCAAAATGAAACAAGAATTTAATATAAAAGTATCCATTGAGCAAATTGAAAATAAGATTGTGACGGAGTTTGAATGTTCTCCCAAAAAATATAAAGACGGGGATATTGTATTGGTAAATTGGGATTATGCACACGATGCGCCAGCTATATTAAAAGATTATAATATGGGGTCTTGTCATGTCGCAATAGCCACAGATAAGGATAATATACCCATATATAACCATAGCATAACAAATACAAATATAATCTGCTATGCCACTCCACACGAAAAACAACTCCTATTCGATGCCTTAGAAAAAGCAGGAAAACGATGGAATGCTGAAACATTGCAAATTGAAGATTTAAAAGTTGAGCCAAAGGTTGGGGATTACGTGAAACTGATCTACGGCGATGAGGAAGATTGCATATATTGTAGAATATTATCAATAAATAGCAAACAAATCGTATCTAAATCATCTTTCGCTCCTAAGGAGAACCGCTTAGATTGTCGAAGTTTTTGCAACTATTCTACATATAGGATATTGACAGAAGCTCAATTCCAATCCGAAGTAAACTCTTTAGGTTTTGAATATGATTTTAAGAATAATACGTTTAATGAGTTGAGATGGGAGCCGAAAGAAGGAGAAAGATGCTTCGAGCTGTCTATATTTTTAAATGAGCTTTGCGTAGTTGAAATTTTATATGACTCAAGGTATCATAAAAAGTCATATGACGAAGGCAGGACGTTTAAAACCAGACTTGAATGCGAATCAGCAATTGAAAAAATAAAAGAAATATTAAAAAGCAAATAAAACTTCGATATATCAAAATAATTCACTATCTTTGCATAATATAATTACGGTCTGACACTTAGTAATTAACAATTTAAAGCCTCATTGCATGGATATAGAAAGTCAGACCTCTATTGAAATCTTTGGGGCTATTTTATTATTATGAAACGAAACTTAGTAAAAGGTTATTTGTGGCAAAGGTGGAAGGATATACCAGATTATGAAGGGTATTATCGGTGTAGTAGCTTAGGGAATGTTAAAAGCTTAAATAGAACTATAATTAGAAGCGACCTAAGGATAAGTAATATAAAAGAAAAAATACTTAAGCCAGCACTCACTAAAAAAGGGTATCTCATGGTCGTATTATGTGTCAATAGTAAAAATGTATCTCTTCAAATACAACAGTTAGTCGCAATTACCTTTCTTGGTCATATTAGCTGTGGAAACAAAGTAATAGTAGATCATAAAAATGGAAACAAGGTAAAGAATTATGTATCTAATCTTCAAACAGTAACAAGCAGAGAAAATAATACAGTTTGTTTTAGAAAAAATAATGGAAAATACTCTTCTCAATATGTTGGTGTGTCATGGAATAACGGTCTTAATAAGTGGATGTCTCAAATTTACGTAAACGGGAAACATAAATATCTTGGCTTATTTGATTCGGAACTTGAAGCTTCGGAATCCTATCAAAAAGCATTAGAGCACGTTAAGATTGGATGCCCTGAAAGTTATTTGGAATCAATATCCCATAAATCTTCATCTACATACGTAGGGGTTTCTTGGTATAGAAAATTAAACAAATGGAGATCAGCTATACGTATTGATGGTAAAAAGAAACATCTTGGATACTTTTATTCAGAATCTGAGGCATCATCTAAATATCAAAATGAATTATTAAAATTAAATCAATTAAAATTAAACCAATAATGGAATCACCAAAAATTATTTCACTAACTCTAAATAGTAGATTTGGAGTTTTAGAAGCTCAGGAAGTTATTTTTACTCAGGATGTAAATCAACTTGTACAAATCAAAGGACAGGTCGGGCATGGAAAAAGTAGTGTAGGCAATGCTATTTCGGTAGGACTATCGGGAGGGTCAGAACGTGAAGTTCCATTAGACTTAAAGAAATTTGAGAATTTGGACATAGAAGAGCAGCTATCTTTCGGCGATGTTCCTGTATTCTTACACACTAAATATGAAGCAGGTAAACTATCATCATCTGTTTATATTAAAGACATAAATGGTAAGCGATGTGACAACCCAGTACTTGCTGGCTCAAAATTTACCGCCGCATCACTGCGTGATTTTCTAAAGACCGAGCTTACATTCGGTGTTGATGAATTTTTATCTGAAAATCCAAAAGTACAGTTTAATTGGATGACAAGTGTCTACAAGGACAAATTAAAAGATTGTGGAGTCATATTCGACAAGAAATCTCCATTATATGTTGGCTCAATCCTTTACGATTTGGAGCAAGCAAAAATGGATCGTTCACGTATCTACAACAAGGTAACCGAACTTAACGCATTTAAGACCAGATTGGAACAAGAAGGATATAAGGAAACTAACATTCCGGACTACATTAACGTTTCGCTTATCGAAGAGGAACAACGCTCGGCAACCAAAAAGTACTACGAGGAAATTCAATCAATTGACAAGGAAATTAGCGATCTTAGTATTCAGGCATCTCAATATAATTCAGTTATTGCAAATTATAATGCAACGCTGGAAACGCAAAAAAAACTCATAGATTCCGAGGAAGAAAAAAAAGTAAATGAATTTAACTCTGTAGTTCAAAAAGAAATAGACCTAAGAGAAGAAATTCGTGTTTGTGTTGATTTCTTAGTCAAAAATGGGTTCACTGGAGTTAAAGAACAATTTGAAAGTCTACCAACAATAAGAGATAAAAAAGAAATAATTCTAACAGTAATAACCAAGATTGAAAAAGATGAGAACAACAAATTTATTCGCGTTGGTAACTATACTCCTGAAGTTGATAGTGCATTCGTTGGCATATCTGATTTACGCACTGCTGGGGCTATTCTCATGGATAAAAAATCTAAAGTGATAGAACCTAAAGAAGAAGATTATAGGTCTCGTATTGAGTCTGCAAAGGGGGCTAATCGCATTGCTGAACGTTGGAGTATTTTCTTTGAACATCAAGAAGCGGATAACAAGGTAAAAGAAATTTTTAACCGTTACAGAAAAGTATTTACTACTATTGACTTAGGAGTTGCAGGGTTGAAGATGTCGTTACTTGGTGATGATTCGGATGAATCGAATGAAATTCGTACAACTTACAACGGAGAGCATGATACGGTACTATTCCATAACGAGAAGAAAGAAGCCCGCATTATATCGGCATATTCGCATACGCAAAGGAATGTATTGGCGGTATTACTTCAAATCTATTTGCTTGAAGAGAAACGCAAAAAAGGACAAGAAGGTCTGAGGTACATGTTTTTTGACGCTCCTATTGATTTAAAGACTCGTGATATTTTAATTGATATGCAGAAAAAGTATGATTTGCAGTTGATTACAACAACTACAGGGGATTTTGTTGTAGAGAATTTGAAAGAGGGTGAGATATTAATTGAGAATGGCTATTTACTTTCAAAAAAGATATAGTATTATGGAAAAAATTTTAAGAATTGAAGAATCTAACTTCAAAATTAATGAAAAGTCATACGGTGGATATGATGGGTATGAAATAGTAACCGATAAGCAAACAATTCGGATAGGAATATCTGATAGTCAATGCTGCTGTGAGGATTTCGGGTGCATAATCACAAATGATGAAATTTCAGAATTTATTAACGCAGAATTAATTGGAGTTTCAATTACCGATACTGCATTAAACAATAAAGAAATTGAAGAGCTTGAATGCTTGGATTGCGGTGGAGCTATGTTTGTAAATATAGAAACCAACAAGGGTCTACTTCAATTTGTTACCTACAACTCACACAACGGATATTACGGGCATGAAGCGGTATTAGTGAGCAAGCAACTTAATCATAATGAAGATTTATAACTATGTCTAACCTTAAACAACTCTTATCACAAATCCTCAAAATGCTCGAAAATAACGAGTGCTATTAAATATATTCCAATCGTGTTGGCTATGTAAAATATGTTCTTAAACATATAAATAAATTTGCATATAAATAAACTATGCAATATCTTTGCAAATATAATTGCAGGTTCGACAATACATGCAACTAACAAAATAAGCCCCTCTGTATGGAGATAAGATGTCGAACCCTTATCAAAGTCTTTGGGGCTAACTTATTTTAAAAATCCAATCAAATCAAAATGAGCAATCGAATTACAAAGTCAGAAGCTACACAAGTAGCAAAATTAATGGTGAATGATACCATCGACAAAAAACGTGTAGCGTTAAAAGAGAAAATGTCGGCATTAATTCTGCCTGTCGTTTTATCTTCAATCCCAAATGAAGTAAACGAAACGTTTATCAAATTTCCAAACTATTTTCAAACAGCCAAACAAGTTAATGCAGTTTTAAATGGCGGTGGGTCTGAAAACGTTGAATTATCTGTCAGATTCCCTTCAACAAACGAATGGTGTCCGGCAATTGAAACACCAAAAGAAATTTATTCAGAGATTTTGAAATTAAGCAATCAAAGATCAAAGTTGCGTGAAAAGTCAGATCAGATAAAAAATAATATTTACGAAACACTTGTTTCACTCGCTACATATAAAAAGATTAAAGACCAATTCCCAGAAGCGTATAAATATATACCTATTGAATGGTTATCAGAGTCTTTTACTACTCTCGCATTACCAATTGAAGAATTGACCAAGGAACTTGAAAAATATAAATAGTCATGAACCACAAACCAAGAAACATCTTAATTCTAAAAGGAAATGGACAACCATTAAAAGCCGTAAAATCAGGTCGTAATGAATTATGCTCATGTGGATCAGGGAGAAAATCGAAAAAGTGTTGTGATAAAGAGACTCAATACTTTAAAACAAAATAATTATGTCAGAAGAAATAACAGTAGGCAGTAAGGTTATTGTATGTGGAGAATTAGAGACCACTATAACTAAAATAGAAGGAGATGAATACTATTTTCTTGATTCCGATGGTAAAGAATGGAAAGAAACAACTGACGCAATAGAATTAATAGTAACTATTTAATAATCAAACACTTATGGAAGTCAACATTGATGCATTTAAGTATCGCAAGTCAACGCACCTCGCAAGTATCGATATAAGGGAGATCATACGAGAAAAAGGAGAATGCGTTCTTACTATAAAACTCGCCTATTACGAAAAAGGCGTAAATGTAAACGGCAAAAAGCAAGACGGGTATTTTATCCGCTTTGAAGAACCGCTAAAAGAATTTATGCCAAACTCAGGTAATCGTAAAATTATAGCCAACATTGTTAAAGAGAAATTAAATATCCCGTTAACTGAAGCTATGATAATAAGCACGTGGACAGGACTTAAAATTAAATTGCTTTTTGACCCGAATAGAACGTTTGCAGGTGAAGTAACGGGTGGTATTTTAGTTGATAGAACATATCAAGAAGCACCTAAAAAGACTCTCGAAGAAGCATTAGATGCTTTTAAGTCGGTGAGTAGCAGGGAATCGTTCGTTGTTGCTATGACTGACTTTAAGGAGTTTATGCAGAATGAAACAGTATTAACAGAGTGTAAAGAGTTAGCAGTTAAATATCCTAATACAGAGAAGAAATGAAAATAATAGATATTGAAAAAGTATTAGATGAACAATGGAAAGTCTCAACTCAAGTATCTGATAAATTTGAAAATTTGGGTACCTTAATAAGCAATATCATAGGAGTTGAGTCTGGGAGATGCTTTGGGCTGGGAGTTAATTTTGCAGAAACAGAACTACAAAATTTAGCAATTGAGTTTGCAAGTTTCATTGGAGACCATCACTACAGATATAATCAAAACATGCTATTTTGGTTTAGTGATAGAAGTAAATATACATTGACTACATCCGAATTATTCACCAAATTTATAACCGAAAGAAACAAATGAAAATCTACAAAGAATTACAACAAGGATCTCAACCTTGGTTAGAAATCAAACACGAAAAAGTAGGCGGTTCACGACTTGCAAAGATTATGACAAAGTTAGATAAATCAGTTCGTGAATGTTCTGAATACTATGCTATACTTGCCGAACACATGGAGGATTTTGATCCATTCGAAGTCAATTTTCAAAGTGTGGCTATGGCTCGTGGCAATGAATTTGAACCATTAGCCCGCAAAGAATACGAACGTATATACGGAGTTAAAGTTGAGCAATACGGATGGATTCAAAGCGATGAAATTAAAATAGCTGGCATTTCGCCTGATGGTCATATACCTTCACTTGATAAGGCAATAGAAATTAAATGTCCATCGGATAATACTCACGTAATGTATATGCTTAATCCTGCTGCATTTTTAGAGGAGTATTGTTGGCAAATTGTTCATAACTTCTTAGTAATTGGAGTTAAGTCAGTAGATGGTATTTCATATCGACCTGAGAATAAAATAAAGCCAATGCTTGTTATTCCTGCTACAAAAGATACTTTAATTCAAATATCAAAAAAAGAATGTTACCCAATATCTTATTTGGTTGAGTTAGCTGAAAAAAGATTAATTGAATTAGAGATGTGTATTAAGGAGGATTTAGATAAATTAAATAAAGAGAATCAATTTTAAAAAAAACAATTTAAAAACAAATCAAAAATGCGAATTAACGGTAGAATTACAGTAGTCCTTCCATTACAAGAAGGTACAAGTGCAAAAGGAACTGCATGGAGTAAACAAACAGCAGTAGTAGAAGAATCAGAAGGTCAGTACCCTCAAAGTTTGGCATTCGATATGATGGGTGACAAAATCGTTGCTTTGACAGTTGGACAGCAAGTTGAAGTCGACTTTGATACAAAGTCTCGTGAATATCAAGGTAAGTATTTTAATAACGTGAATGCGTGGAAAGTGACGGTGGTAGGGCAAGTAGCTCCGGCAACAACTCAAACTACACCTACACCAGCAGAAAAAGATCTCCCTTTTTAACATTCATTAACTATGTACTACGAAATTAAAACCCAATACTCAAAAATTGGGGAGGATGGCAACCCTAAAAAAGTTAGCGAATCATTTTTAGCAGATGCTATTAGCTGCACGGATGCTGAATTAATCGTAACGAAAGAAGTCCAGCCATTTAGTAACGGAGAGTTTAAAATCAAAAATATCCGTGAAACTACAATTGCTGAATTATTTCAACGTGATTTAGAAGGTAAGTGGTATGCGTGTAGGCTAAATGCCTTATCCGTAGACGATAAAGGAAATGAAAAGAAGTTTCCTGTACTCATATATGTGAAAGCTACAGAGGTAAAGGATGCAGAAAGTTTCGTTATGCTCCAACTTAAAAAGTCAGTTCAGGAATGGGTGATAGTATCTGTTGTTGAAACTAAAATTATTGATGTATTTACTAAATAATTAATCAATCCCCGAATCGTAATGGTTCGGGGTAAATAACCTCAGAAATGATTTGTATCCAATGTGGGCTAAAACAATCAGAAAAAGGTAGCAGGAAATGCAACTCATGCAACTACAAACAAAAGAAGAAATCAAACCCAATAAGAATAGCCTATACATCACTTAAAGGACATGCTAAAGAACGGGGAAAGGATTTTAATTTGACCATTAAGCAGTTTGAAGAATTTTGTATAAAATCAAACTACTTAAATTGTCGTGGAATTGAAAAGTTTAGTTATCACATTGATAGAATAGAGGAAACAAAGGGTTACGAAGTTGGGAATTTGCAGCTACTAACTAATATCCAAAATGTTAGAAAATACATTAAGTTTGTCGAGATAAATCAACACGGAACTAAGATTTTTAAGACGCAAGTTGCGGTTAATTTAAAAGAAATACGTACTGATGCACCTTTTTAAAATAAAGTTATGGCTAAGAATAGTTTAGATGTCACTTATTGCAAAGACTGCCCAAACGGTGGAGAAATAAAAAACTTTCTCGTTAAATGCAAGGTGGATGGCAGTTGGAATCATAGTATTGTTAATTGTAGAAAAATAGCCGATGATAACTCTAAGACCGTATCAACAAGAAATCGAAAATAAAATTTACGAAAAGTGGAATGAGAAGTCAAATGTACGAGATGGTAACAAGAAAAGTTTATTGGTTCAACTTGGAACAGGTGGAGGGAAAACGGTAATTTTCAGCGATATAGCTAAAAAGGCGCAGAAAAAAGGTTCGGTAGTTCTTGTTCTTACACATAGGGAAGAATTACTTTCTCAAACAAGTGGTACGCTCGTAAAATTTGGTTTATTCCCTGATTTAATTACCAGAGATACTAAATATCCGCCAAAAGGTAGTTTGATAGTAGGTATGGTTGAGACTGTGATTCGTAGATTATCTAAACCTGAATGGTTATCGTGGTACTCAACTGTAACGCTATGCATCTTAGATGAAGCCCATGAACAACTATTCAATCGTATATTCGACATTCCAGCGACTAAGGATAAGTTCGTATTAGGATTTACTGCTACACCTGAAAGGAATGGGAAACAGAGACAATTGAAAGCTGACTATGAAGATATGGTCGAGGTTTCGGATGTCCAACAGTTAATTAATCTTGGCTATCTTGTCCCAGATAAATACTACTCAATTCCTGTCGACATGAAAGGTGTTTCAGTAAAACAAGGGGAGTTCGACTCTTCAGAGATGTTCAACCGATATAATAAATCCGAACTTTATTCAGGAGTTATCGACAATTGGAAGCGACTTTGCCCGAACACAATTACCTTAGTATTTTGTTGTAATATACAGCATTCAATCAATACTTGTAAAGCACTAAACGATGCAGGAATAAAATCAAAGTTCATTGTATCTGATTTGGCAAAGCCACAAGTACCTGATGAAAAGGCAACTAAAGGAGATATTGCAAAATATAACATTAAAGTTTTGGAATATGAGAATTATTTAGTTAGCTTTGAATCCTTTTCCGGTAAAAGAAAAGATGTCATACAACAGTGGAAAGATGGCGAATTTTATATCTTAATAAATGCAGGAATAGCCACCACAGGGTTCGATCATCCACCTATTGAAACAGTAATAATAAACAGGGCTACAATGTCAAGTAACTTGCTTCAACAAATGGAAGGACGTGGCAGCCGTATCTTTAAAAACAAAACTCACTTTAACTTATTAGACTTTGGCGATAATTGTTCAAGACTTGGATATTATAGACAACAAAGAGAATGGTCACTAACTCACGAGGAATCAAAAAAGGAAGGATGCGGAGTTGGTGCAGTAAAGGACTGTCCAAAATGCGGAGCTTTAATTCACGCTTCATCTCGAATATGTAAATACTGCGGCTATGTTTTCCCTATCACTCACGAACAAAAAATAGTTGATTTAGTCGAAATAAGTTATTCGGAAGCGGTAAAGGAATTAAAGAATATCAAAGATTACGATATTTATTCTGAGGCGAAAGGGTATAGTAAAAATTGGCTTTTTAGGCAAGTATTTATTAAATGGGGCAAAGATGGGCTAATAGAATACGCCAAGACTCATAATTTCCCACAGAATTGGGTTTATATACAAATTGCCCGTTACAATGCACAAAATATTCGCAAATAATTTAAATAAATATGGAAGAGGAAATTTGGAAAGATATTCCTGATTACGAG